AAATACAATGTTCTTCGTTTTTGCACATTGTAGCAAAAACTATAGTTGGTTTTTTTATCATAACTTATGGGTTTAAATATTCAGATTCCGACTTTACTCCAACAAATCTTTTAGTTTCTACTCCGTTTTCCAACAAAATTACAGTTGGAATATTTCTTACATTATATTGTCTGGCCAAATCAGGTTGGTCATCTACAATTACCTTTCTAACAGGTATTGTATTATTGACTCTATCCATAACAGGACCTAACATTTTACAGGGCCCGCACCAAGGGGCGCTGAAATACAAATATTGTCTCATAATCTATCCATCACAACTTAAACAATCAGGGTCAGTAGCACGACTGGCGATATCACCACGAAGTACCGATTCAGTTCTCATATAATAAAGGGTTTTGATTCCCTGCTTCCAAGCCTCCATGTGTACTTGGTTAATCCACTTTGGAGTTGCTTGTTGTGGGAACGCAAGATTCAATGATACAGATTGGTCAACATATTGTTGACGAATTCCAGCTTGTTTGATTAATTCTAATTGATTGATTTCTTTGAATGTTTTGTATACATCTTTAACCCAATCAACTTCTTTATTATCAATATTAGTTTGAGAAATGTCTTGGATGTTGAGTAACTTACCATTAACAAATCCCCAATTATCTAATTCAACAATATCTTGAACCGAACCACCATCTTGTAGAATCTTATCCCAAGTATCTTTATTATTGATACCAATTTTACGGAGAACTCGTTCCAATTCGGGGTTCTTACGAATGAATGTACCTTTAGCCGTTTGTTCAGTAAATACGTTAGCAGCCCATGGTTCAATTCCAGCAGATACATTACCACTCAATTTTGAGTTTGATACAGTTGGAGCAATAGCCATCAAGTGAGTATTTCTCATACCAGTACCAACACACCATAGCGGTTCACCATATTCTTCAGCCATATCCCTACTTGCTCTTTCGGCTTCAATACGAATGCCAGAGAAAATTTTACGAGTTTCAAATTGAGCAGGTAAACCTTCAAAGGACATACCCTTTTGTTGTAAGTAAGTATGCCATCCGAGAACACCAAGTCCAAGAGCTCTACCCTTTTCGGCTGAACGAACTGAATTCTCAAATCCTCTCATGTTTTTAGCTCTCTGAATGAATTCTTCTAATACACCATCCAAAAACCAAGTTGCGGTGTAAATTAGGTCGGTATCTTTCCATTCATCATATTTAGCCAAATTTACTGACGATAAACAACAAACAAACGAATGTGATTCATCAGTATGTAATGTAATTTCAGAACAAATATTAGTCATAAAGACTTTCAACCCATTTTGTTTATATGCCTCTGGATTTTGTTTGTTTACATTACCTTTAAACATGATATAAGGTTCACCAGTAGCTTTTCGTTTCTGAAGTACCTTACCCCACTTTCGTCTAGCTTCAGCATCACCCTCTTCAAGTTTTCTCATAAACTTATCACCGATAACAACACATTGATGTAGGTTTAGTGATTGACGATTCACATCACCCTTTGGTTCACGGATTTCAATCCACTCATCAAAGTCACCATGCTCAATGTTTAAATTGATTGAAGCAGCTCCTCTACGAACTGAGCCTTGGTTTGTAGCAAGAATCGTTGAGTCGTAGATTTTACAAAAAGGAACTACACCATCAGATGTACCATTTCCGGTTATTTTTGACCCAGCAGACCGAATCATATTTACACCAAGACCAACACCACCACCATGTTTGGCAAGTAGCATCATTTCAAGGTTTTTTGCCCCAATTTCTTGAATGGAATCACCCACGTCAATACCAAAACAAGAAATCGGTAGACCCCTATCAGTACCAGTATTGGAAAGGACAGGAGTAGCAAGATTAAGCCACCCGCGCCAAATATAATCAAAAAACTTACTAGCAAGTTGAGGTTTACCCAACCTACGGGCAACAGCGGTCGATACGCGCCAGTAAGCGTCTTTTGGGGTTTCTCCGGCAAGGAGATATCCCTTTGAGATTGTTTTAACATAAATTTCGGTATTACCCCAGGTTGGAAAGTCTACTCCGAGCTCCCAACCCAATTCTTCTCCATTATTTTTCATAACTTATTAAAATATATCAGACCAATCTTCACCCTCACCAGCCTTCGAATAATCGGTAGGTCGTAGAGCAAAAAAGTCGGTATGTGTTAAGCCGCCAGTCAAATGGTAAAACCATTCTAATTGTTCAGCTGATTCTTTATCATATTCAAAATAATCATCACCACCGGCAAATGGATTGTATCCAAGTTCAGCGAGTTTTTCATTTAGTCTCTGATTGATAAAGTTTTTTAGGTCGTCTTTTTTAAGATTTTCAAGGTCACCCATTTCAAACATCTTGTCGATGTAGTTGTGTTCTAATTTCTGAATTAAACGAGCAGCTTCATAAACTTTAGGTTTAACGGACTCTAATAATTCAGGATACTCATCACACATATGTCTGAATAGTTGACATCCCATTTTTGAGTGTAACGATTCATCACGAACCGACCACTTCATTTGTTGACCAATACCTTTCAAAAGATTTCTCATTTGAAACGAATAAAGTACAGCAAATGATGAGTATAATGATACTCCTTCAGCAAAAGCGGAAAATACAGCCAAGGAACGAGCAACGTCTTCACGAGCTTCGGAATTCCATTTCAAGTCTTCGGGTGTATAATCAGCCGTTGTATTAATTAAAACTTCGAACTTTTCAGCAGTAGCAGATTCATGTAAGAACGCTTCAAAATCCTCAAGTCCGAGTGTTTCGTTTAAATACGAATAAGCCGTAGCATGAATGGTTTCTTGCGAACCAAACATCATAGCCATTTGTTTAATTTCATGTTTAGGAAACCATTTGGTAACCATACCAGTCCAATAGTCAGATACAGCACACTCGGTTTGAGCAAATCCTAATAGGATATTACCAACCAAGTTTTTTTCCGAAACTGACAAATTTTCATTCCAATCTTTTACATCACCTTGCATCGGAATTTCCGTGTGCAACCAGAATGCTTGTGCTTGTTTCAACCAACCTTCAGTATAGTATTCAGTATACTCAAAGGGTTTAAATGGTATACGATTATCAAATAGCGCCATATACAACTCTCCTTAAATTTTTGTTCATTTTTTCTAATTGGGTGATTATATATAGGTGTTAGAAATCCATCCCACCATTGATTTCTTTATATTTTTGTAACAATTCTTTTCTTACTAAACTCTCCCCACCTTTCATCTCTTTTTGTGTTTGTTTACCATCAATGGAAGCGTCATCAAATATCTGAATTTGACCATTTGAGAAGTTTGCTTTCGATGGGAAAGTCATACCATCAGGTCCAAACCGATTCTTAATAACGTGCCATCGACCAGTACCACTTAACTTATCTTCAATCTTACGAGACAATGAAATTACAAAGTCAGCAGTCATCATTTTTGAGAATGAACCTGCGATTTTAGTACCTGTAATAATGTCATCTTCTGCCCCACTACGATTGATTTGAGATGCCGTGTAAATTGGGACTTCATATTCACCAGCCATACCACGGAGGTCTTCGATAATTTCTTCTAACTCTTCGTGTCGTTTTTCTTTGGACGGCCCTCTTAACAAATCAGCATAATCTACAATTACAACATCAGGACGCTTTCCTTGTAGAATCATTCTATCCAAGTGAGCTCTTAACGAGGTTACACTGGCAGTCTTGGTAGGGTAATACTTTACAATTAGGTCACCCTTTACGGACTTGACCATTTTGTCTACTTCCTCTCGGTTAAATTTTAGGTTAGCGACAGGTATGCCCGTTAAAACAGCATCATATCTTTGACCAACGTAACCTTCATTTAATTCCAATGTATAGTGGGCTACCGTCTTACCTTGTTTCATAGCATTAACACCAATGTTAATTAATGACCAAGATTTACCAATTCCCGGAGGAGCAGCAAACATTACAAGTTCACCCTTACCAAAACCACCTTGTGTAACATCATCAATCACTTTCCAACCAGTAGATACCACGTTTCTAATTGTGTCTTCGTATCTAACATCAATCATTGTTTTGTAATCATGACCAATATCTTGTGATTGACCTGATTTCATAGCATCATCAATCTTTTTCTTGATTGTATCGTATTTACCTTGTTCGAGTAATGATACTGAATCGAGAATAGCGTTCTTGATTGATTGATTTCTACAAAACTCTACCGATTGTTCTTTTACATAGTCTAAATCCTCGCTTTCAAGATTAGTCCAAGCGGATTTTAAAGTATCAACAATTGAAGTCTTTAAAACATCACGTTCAACCGAATTAATCTTTACCTTCAGTACATCGAGGGTTGGTAACGTCTCATATGTGTCCATATAGGACATTATTTCCTTAACCAACCACTCCGATGCCTCTGAATCGAAATATTGTGGTTTAAGGATATCAAACACCTGTCTGGTAAAAACTCTATCACCAAGTAAGGATGATATAACTTTTATCTGAAATGTGTTTGAGAACTTCGTTCCGAATTTTTCCATAAACCAAATATACGAATTTATTTTCTATTATCAAAATGATTTTTAAGATTTGTGTCCAAGCTTGTGAATGAATTTCTCAACCACGAGTCCACATTAGCAAATGCGGTGTACAATTTATCGTACATGAACATTTTCTTGAACTCAACTAAATCAAGAGCAGGTCTATGGTCATCCATAATGGCTCTAACATTTGATTTAATTGATGATGAGATTTCAGGGTCTCGTAACTGCATTAAGTCGTAATTTAAAGTTATTGTATCTTTAGATTCTAACAATTTCTTTGATAACTTTTCATCACATTCAGTAGAACACCCATCCAAAAACCCATCCAGAGATAATTCTCCATTATTCAAGAATGTCATTTTTTGAGAAATGGTTTTTTCACCAATACCCTTAACTCCTGATATATTATCCGAAGCGTCTCCGGTTATAACCCTATAAAATACCAAGTTTTGAGGTATAACACCATACTCTTCTCGTACCAAAGCCTCATCATACATTTTTTTCTTGGTAGAAGCCCAGACGTTAATTCGTGGGTTTACCAATTGAAGAAAATCTTTATCAGATGATACAATTGTTACTTTTTCTTTGAAGTAATGTACAGCAAGATATGCTATAATGTCATCTGCTTCAACGTGGTCTATGTAAGTTATAGTGATTGGTAGAACTTGTAGATATTCTATGAGTCTTGCAAATTGTTTTCTCATAGAGGCTGATTGGTCTTCTAAATCCTCATATCCAGCAAGTCTATTTAACTTGGTCAAGCCAGTACGACCCTCTTTGTATTGTTTATAAACTGATTTTCTACGATTAGAACCACCTTTACCATCGAACACAATAACAACACGAGTTGGTTTAAGAGTTCGGATGGTAGCAGCGGTGGACAGTAAGAAACCTGTCACACCACCACAATGTTCACCATCATCATTTAAGGCAGGAACTGCACCAAAGACTCGAATGAACTGATTCAGTCCATCTATGATTAGAACTCTATCGTTTAACTCTTCAGTTTTTACTTCACTATGTTCCTTTTCTACTTCTTTGAGCAGTTCTTTATACCTATTAATCATCAAAATCAGTTAATTCAACATTATCAATATTAGCTTCTTCACCTGCCTCTTTGTAAGACATAATGTATGTGTCACAAATTTGTTGGTAAATCGTCTCCTTTAACTCGGGGTCACTTGTAAGCGTTTCTTCAAAGTTTTTAGCTTGGAACTTAATTTCTTCACCTGTAATTTTGTTAACATAGGTGTACCAAGCCCCACTTTGATTTACAAGTTTGTAGGTCTTCATCATTTCCAACCAAGAACCATAATTATCAATACCACTATCAAAATAGATATCATAATCAACCGAACGTAGCGGTGGCCCCATTCGATTCTTGATAACTTGAGCACGAGTTTTGATACCAACAACTTGTTCTACACCACCAACTTTAGCTTTTAACTGGCCCATTTGTTTCAATCGAAGTCTACATGACGAGTGGAATGCAATTGCCTTACCACCACTTGTTGTCCATGGGTCACCAAACGAGACTCCCATACGAGTACGAAGTTGGTTTGTAAAGATTAATGAGATACGTTCACGGCCAATTAGGTTTGTGACTTTTCTCATAGCCTTTGAAATGATAATTGCCTTTTGAGTTGCATAACCGGCTTGGTCATAGTCGGCTGAAATCTCAACCTTTGTAGAAGCACCAGCAACGGAGTCAACTACAATGGTAACCAACTTTTTCTTGTCACCATCAGCGGCTCTAACTGACTCGATAATTGAATCAATTGCTTCAAAGATGTCTTCAACGGTTTCCAATGGAACGTATAACATCTTACGAATGTCCACTCCAATTGCTTCAAGAAATTCTTGGTTTAGAGCATTTTCGGTGTCAATGTAAACACCCAACCCACCTTTACGTTGCGTATCAGCAATAGCATGAGCCGCAAGGAGTGATTTACCACTACCTTCTAATCCTGTAATCTCGGTAATACGACCTACTGGCAAACCACCATGGGGTCTATTAGAGATAGCCAAGTCCAACATAGGAGAGCCGGTAGACACCCACTCATCCAAATCGGTGGGTGTCTGTTCCGAGCCATCCAAGAAAAAAGCGACTTTGTGAGCCGATTTGAATTTCTTGTTTAGATTGGTAGCGAGGATTGACGATAGTTCATCACGAACTGAATCTTTCTTTCCTGCCATAAATTAGTCGTTGAAAAGGTCGTCAAATGCTTCTTTTACACTGGCAGCACCACTTACTGATTTAGGTGCTGATTCAGATTGTGTTGGTACTTCAGCAGCAGGTTCTGCTTCGTCAGCAACTTGACCAGTCTCTAACCATTGTTCAAGCATCTTATTCATTTCTTCATAAGAAACTTTCTTAAACATTGTAGACAAGTCAATTTGGTCTTTACACAATTCAAGGATGTTTTTATCCTCTGAAACGGGAGTTGTGTTTGGTTTTACACGAATGTAAGTTTCTGGGTAAGATTTACCCACGTCAGCAGCCGACTTGAATTCTACAGTAATGTCACGGCCGGTCATAGGGTCGGTCAAATCACCATAGTCAGGGTCAGCGAAGAATGCCAACAATTCTTGATAAACTTGTTTACCAAATCCCCAAAACTTAACACCTTCAGATTCTTCACCACGAACTAATACAGGAACGTAAGTACGCATCTTTGGAGTCAATTTTTTAGAAAGATTCCAATCATCACGATTTCCGGTAGCCTTCAATTTTTCAGCAAACTCTACCAATGGGTCAGCCCCACCATGAGAAATTGGAGATAGAACATTTTTACCACCAAAATCAAAATGGAAGTAAAGTTCAATAAAAGGGTTAGCGGGATTGTGGATGTAAGGAAGAATCCTAATTTGTTGTTTACCAGGTTGTGGTTTCCACAAGTTGTCAGTCTTTGTTACTTTGGTCTGAAGACTGTTCAGACGGTTTCGGATTGCATTTAAGTCAATAGCCATAATTTACCTTTTTTTATTTGTTAATTGTTAAACTTGTCACTAATATACAACATTTGGGTGACAATTCCAAATGTATTTCAAAAAATATTTTTCAATGTTCAGTTTTTGTAGTACCTACTGGTATAATACCTACTGGTATAAATATCAAGATACAGTTAATTAACGTCAATTATCCTGAATAAAGATGTCTTGAGTATCTTGTAACCATCACCATCGGTTAAAATTACAGCA